ATTCGTATTTTTCTTTAATGAGAAACAAACCTGCGGCAAATGATCCAAGGCCTGAGCCAAGACCGGGGACTTTCCCGAGCAGCCGTTTAAGGTTAGCACAAAGACGAATGAAAGGAGTATACGAAGATTTCCTAGCCGGTGTATCCAATGGTTGACTTTTAATTCTTTTACCGTTATCATCTATAACACCTTCTTTCCACGCATCCCATTTTTTCCAATCAAGCACCAGCATCCGGATAAACCGGAAGGTGTAGACCATATCAGCACCACGTTTAATTATACTCATATTTCTCTCAACCTGTTCACAACTATTGGATCCATTGGAAAGCCAGTAACTTGGTCATCCGTGATATACTTTAGATATATCAAGAATGGCTTAATTACTGGCCAGTGTTTATCATTAAGCTTCAATTTTAAGATATTGATCGAAGGTTCATTACCGAAAGAATTAAAAATCACAATTAAATGATTTAAGATTAACCTTTCAGCCAGTTCACCATGTTCAATATACCTATTAGCCAGTCTCTTAACGTACTTAAACCTTTTCAGGTCTTCGTGAAACTCTTCAATATCTGAGAACTTAGGTTTGTAATACGCCTTCGCGGCATACAGCATTAAGTTCTCGTCAGTTAATTCATCGAATATCATCATAAAGGTATATATTCAATTAGCCAAACAGAGAAATTTTCTTAGACTTCTTTTTGCTTTTTGGCTTTGGTACGAGGTTTTCTTGAACCTCATCTTCAATATCGTCTGCGTACACATGTACTTCTTCTTCAACAACCGGAGCTGGTTCGGCAATCATTTGTACGCCGTTGTATTCATCCAGCTGTTCCTGTGTGATGCGTTGTGATTTTAAGAGTTCACCTGTACGAGGATGCATCCACCCACGGGTTGTTGGGATAGCACCTTTTGGTCCTGGTTTAAGAGCCATTTTCATCTTCCTTTTTATACATTGATTCATACGCAGCTTTGATTTCTTCAACCTGTTCCTTGGTTGTCTTGTGAGCAGGATGATCTGGTGTGGCCGACTTCATTACAGCCTTGTCACCTTGTTTGTTATCATTGTTGCGCATTGCTGATGGCTTTGTTGAATCCTCAGCCTTCTTTGACTCAGGATCTTCTTTCTCACCTTTGCCATGCTTTTCAATTGAGTGAGCGTCTCTCATATCTTTTCTTGGACTTTTACCATCTTTACCACCATCAACATTTTCTGGTGGAGTAGCACCAGCTTTACGCTTGGCACCAGCAGCATCTTCCCAAATTGACATTAGCTTACCGCGGATATCGGTATCTTCTTTTTTCATGGTCTTACCAATTGCCTTTCTTCTCTTATGGAGATATTCGTCTGAACTATCAACATCACCATCGTTATCTATGTCAGCATCGGCTTTACCAACCGGATCCATTTTAGCTTCTTTTTTCTTTGTAGGTACAGGCTTGGCACCCATTGCTTTATCTTGCTTTTTGATGACCATGTCTTTAAACTTACCTTCTTCCACAGCCGCTAATTTTTCAGCAGCTTCTTGTGCTTCAGCATTCCGTTTAGCTTGCTGAGCTAATTCTAATTCGGCCATTGTATCGAGTGCGGCCCGGACACCTTCAATCATTTTTCTATCCATCTGCTTTACTCCTACATCCAGATGTTATTTACAATGGCTGCTATTGCTACAGCCATTACCACCCAGAACAGTTTATTGATTGTCTGGACCGTTCTAGTATTATCGGAAGCTATTGCTCCAATCTCGTCTATCTTTACAGATAATTTATTTAATCTTTCGGTGTGATGCGTTTGAGATTCTGCCAAAGCTGCTATCTTTTCCTCGGCACGAGCCAAGTCAACCATAGCATCGGCTAGTCGATCGATCTTTTCTTCGATTCTATCGAGTCTTTGGTCAGTACTCATTTTAGTTATCAACCTTTGCACTTGCTCTCCACTGGTAACACGACCAGTATCTTGCTTTAGTCTTGGGCCCCGGATTATCGCAGTTATGTCTTGCTCTAAAGCTTTTACGCCGAGCTGGATCATCTCTTTTGATACTCATATTTGGATCACCAAACCTTACAACAACTACTTTGCCCTTTTCATTCTTTACATACACCTTGAATTTCTTGTCAGGATTTTCAGACGTGCGAATAGGATCATTCAAAGTAACTTTTCTACCCTGATACTCAGCTTCTTCCAGTTCTAAATCGTCATACATACCTTCGCATATATTATCGATCTCATCTTGTCGGTATTGTTTGAACTTATCCAAACTCATAAGCCGCAATCCTTCTCATCTGACTATTAAACTCTGATTGACTTGGTTTTGTCTTATAGAGTTTCTTAGTAAGTGAACTATTCTTCTTACCTTTGATTCGATACTTGTAACCCTTTGCCTTATGCTCAGGATCTGTAGTTTTTACCAAACGGCGTTTGTACTGAGCCTCATAAGACTCAGGACCTTTTGGCGCATCGGTAGAAGCTTTTTTGCCTTCTGTAAATTCTTTAAACCGTTTCATCTTTTCTCGCCCATGTAGTGGTAACTGTTATCGCAATCACAATTGTTACAAACGTCATTCACGCACTCTTGACATTCTTCTCCACAATGACAATTATGACCGCACTTATGACATTTATCCATTATCGTATCCCCAGATGTTTCTTAACAGCTTTTTGAGTCTTAGGATCTAACCGTCTGAACACTGGACTGTTAGGTACCATTTTTGGATTTGCCTTAAACATTCTTAAAGTATCGTCGTCAACGTCAATACCCTTCATTAATTTCTTTTCATTCGTTTGACCAGGCGTTACCTTTTTCATATGCTTTACTGAATCATCGGTACCATAATCGTATTGTTCTTTGACTTTCTTCTTAGCTTTTTGGAATACTTGAGTATCGCCTGTGACTAAATCAATAAGGTCAGCAAATGCGTCAAAGATAATCTTACGGTGCTGTGGCTTTACTTGTTCGCCCTTGTCCATTGACTTCATGGCCATCATTAGTTTGTTGACGTCTGATTTACCAACCAGGCCAAGTGTTGCCAATTGTTTCACCTTACGCATCTTAGGGTCTACGGCTTCCATTACGCCTTCACCCATAGAACGAATCTTTTTACGAGTCTTGAACTTTTTAGTATCGCCACGATCTAGCATACCACGCATACCTGATGCTGGGTCATCCTTGCCATGTGCGCCTTGAGCTCTACCCGGCGCGACCTTAGTAATCTTTCCACCACGCTTCTTAAATGCAGCCATGGCGCGATCCATCTCAGCTTTACGCTTAGCGTCCATTGCTTCATCCTGAACCTTTTGTTCTTTTTCAGGCCCACGTTTTGCAGTTAGGTAAGCAGCAATGGCCATATCCCTACGCTCTTCTTTGTTCTTACCTTTGAACTGTGGAGCATCAGACTTTTGAAAGTCTTTAATGTAAGCCCCTATTCCATCTGATACTTTTAGCGGCATTTTACGATCCTCTTACTTTAGCAGCAAGGTCTTTATCTGCCTTGCCCCATGTTCCTGACGATTTTGTTACGAACGAGTTGACCCGTGCCATACCCCATTGCTGTGGAGTCGTGCCTGGTCTGTGGCCTGTGCGCCATGCGGCCATACCACGATTATAAACTTTCCGAAGAATACCTAACGGCATACCTGATTTTTCAGCTTTCTTTTTTAAGCCGGCCTCAGCCTTTTCTTCAATATACTCTTTGAATTTCATCAGTCGTCTCCGAACATTTGTTTGAATTTCTTTGTATGCCTACTTGGTTTCGTCTTAGCAGTAGCATCGCCTGGAGCTTTCTTGTAAGCTGCTGGATTATCATCATCCATTTTTCCTTGACGTTTAAACTGCCGATCCCGAGCTATCTTTTGTTTCTTTGATAACCCAGCATGATATACCTTTGGCTGTGTACCAGGTCTTCCACCAATATCTGGATCCTGTTTAGCCATCTTAACTCGTTCTTTTGATTTTTTCTTTTCCAACATCTCAACAGCATCTAACCATTTACGCATTTGTTGGCCTCCCGATTCAACAATCAAGTAATTAGAACCACGACGAATAACTTTTGCGACCATGTCTGTTTCTTTAATTACAACTTCATCACCGGGTTGGAACATTCCATCAACAAAATCTTCACGCACATCTGATACTGATTTAAGTTGTACGTGATTCTTAAATTGCTTTTGTTCTTTCAGGCCCATGCCTTTACGAACTGTATTGTATAAACTTTTTGCATCATTGTTTGAAATAGCTCTTGGTAAACCCTGTGCAAACTTTGGAAAGTCATCATCCTTCGCTGCAGCTCTCATCTTTGATGCTGACATCCCTTCTGCACCGTCAGCATCTGGATCTCTTTCACCCGCTGACATCACATCGATTGACATGAAGTTATAGAAGCCGTGTGCACCTTTTTTACCATTGTACTTACTTAATCGTGTATCAAACTCGTTTACACGATCAGAACCAACAACCATTACAACTTTTTTGAATCCTTCATCATATAACTTGGTCATTGCATGAAAAGGTGTTTTAATCTTATTATCCATTAAGATTTGCCGTGCATGCTTTGGAAACATCTTACGCGCAAACTTAACTTTGTCTTTATATTTAAGTGGATTCTTGTTATCGTCAGAAGACTGCGAAAGGTAGACCCGATATGGATTTGATTTTGACGCAGATGATAACTTATTTAGAAGTTTCTCATGACCAATGGTAGGTGGATTCATTCTACCAAAAGTAAAATAAACAACCTTTTCTTCTTCAACTAGATAACTCTTAAAACTAGGGATCATCTCTTTCTCAATATCTCAGCTCTACGGACTTTAGGCATCGTTCTTTTTGTCAGTATAGCCACACGTTGTTGCCAACCTGTCTGTGCTAAGCGCTTTTCAATATTCTTCTTTTGCGCTACTGATAAACTTGCCTTGTCCTTACCCTTTGTTAAAATTTTAGCAGCAAGACCACGTGATTGACGACGTGCACGTTTCTTCAGTACGTCCTTAGTGGCCATACGCTTTTTAGCTCTTTGACGAGCTCGCTTTAACTGGGATTTGCGGCGCTTCATTGTACGGGCCAGTTTGCGCCTGCCTGAGATAGAGAGTTCTTCTTCGGCGGGTTCTGCTTCTTCGTAACCCATCCGCTTTTGTTTTTGCTTACGATACTTTAGCTGATCGTCGTAACCAGCATACGCATCGGGTGTAGCTAATAAGTCTTTAAATGACAACATTGCCATTAACTTCTCCCTGGTGTATCCCATCCCTTTAATATATCGGGTGAAAAGTTGGCGTATGAAAACTCCATACGATCAACGATTTTCACTGCATCACCACCAAGTTTATCGATCGCAACATACCCTTCTTGTCCTGTTACTCGATAACCTTTGTTAGTTTTTAGAAATGTATCAACATTTCCAAGTTTATTTAATGTATTTATAAGTTTTAGTTTTGCTAAAACAATATTTCTTTGCAATTCAAAAATCATTTCTAAGTTAGTCTTATTTTCTTTTGAGAAGAAAGAAAGAATCTCATCCATAGCTTTTTGCTGGGTTGCCTTACCTTGTGGGCTTGTACGTTTATCTATCTCTTTCTTAAACCGCTGTTCTATAAACTTAATTAGTGCCTGTACTCTTTTCTTTGGATCGGGTGGTATTTGACCTTTACGGATATAAGAGTTAGCATGTGTCTCAATCAGTTGAGTTAACTTTGGGTTCTTTTCTAATTGACGTAACACTGAGCCAGCAATCTTATTAAACGTGCGGCCAGCAGATGAGAGTAAAGCGTTGACCTCTTCAGTGTCTTTCTTTGACATTGTCATGTTGGTAAGATTACGAAGGTTAGCATCCTGAAAGAATACGTTCTTAGATTTTTTCAACTTACTAGCATCAAAGTTAAATGACGCTTTCATTCTTTCGAATGATGGTCCACTGTAGCTCGTATGCCATACGATTCCAATTTTTGCTGCCTTGACTTGCTTGGCCATTTCCGTGCCAGACGGTATTGCATAAATAATTGTATTGGGGTGGAACGTAAGATAGCTTTTTCCTTTAATGCGAGACGTTTTAAGATCTCCTGGACCGAACAGAAAATCACCTTGAACTACTCCTTTGATTCCTAAATCAGGTAAATATTTAAGAGCTTGCTTAAGCTTATCATTGAGATCGCCACTAGTATCATCATCAATATCAGCATTACTCTTGTATACTTTGGGAGATTTGTTAAAGATCCCCTTTTTCGCCACGAAGAATCTACCATCGCTAGGATCAATCCCAGCAAAGACAGCAGGAGCGCCATCCCATTTAACAGATACGTTTCCATCTTTCACACCTCCTAACATGTCTCGTAGTGAACGAAGAGCCATGATAGCTTGACGTGCACCATTGACTCCACCGTAGACAACCTTGTCCTCGATATGAGTCATGTGTGTGTTCTTATTCTCAGTTATATATGTACCAAACGTGTTCACTGGAAAACCTTTACATAAATGGATGATATATCAAGTTTCGATCCAGCATAATTTACTAAATCAGTAATCACTAAATCTGCCTTACCGCTTGCTTTGTTTGACATCAAAGCGTCTAGTATGTATGTAGCT